GATGTGCGCATGCGCATACGAGGCACCGCCACTCGCATTCGCGTACGACACACCGCCACTCGCGCTGGCGCTATTGCAACCGCGATAGACCACACGGCCTGATGCCGAGCTGAACCAGTACTTGTCTGAATAGTAGGTAGTGGACGAGCCGTTCATGGCTCCGACAGGTATCACGGCCATCAGTTTGCCATGCGCCACGGTGGTTATCCAGTAGTCGCTGTTGCTCATGCCTTTTATCATAATGGTTGTGCCATCGGGTAGCCAAATACGCCACTTGCCGATGTTGCCGCTCGTGTTCGGCAAGTCCACACCGTCCATCATGTCGTACTTGTTTCCGTAGATGTCCTCGTAACCTATGCAGCAGATGTTGTTCACCTGAGTCACCTTTGTGGCTCCGTACTCGTCTTTCTCTATATACCAGGCATACAGGTGCACGCCTGCATCGGAGGTGTTGTTTGTCACATTCGGGTTGATTCCGCTTGCCTCCTCAAAGCCAATGGTGTCCTGCATACCTCTTGACGCTGTACCGCCGGTTGTTCTCATATAGGAATGCTGGCCGGCGCCGCACTGTTCCTGCATGTTCCTGCGCCCATACTTGGCATAGCTCAAGTTGGCAATACGGAAGTGCATCAGCGCGTCTATCTGCTGCATGCCTCGCTGCACGCTGTAATAGTGGAAGTCCGTCCATGACATACTGCCGGTGGTGCTGTTGCCTGTTATGGCAGAGCGCAACTTGCTGCCGACTACCGAGCTGCCCACAACGGCGCACAAGTGCTCGTCATTGGCGAACCACTCCGGCTCCATGTCCTCTATCTTCTCACTGTTGGAGAGGACTACCTTATCGAACTCTGCCGTGTTCAAAATGGAGAAATACAATGCCGTCGCACCTTCCGGAACATCTGATATAAGATACATACCGGCCTCGAAACGGCTGCCCAGAGTCGGAACCACGATGTCTTTCACCACATTACCGCTTTCATCAGCAAATATTGAGCCTACGAGATTGGTTCCTGGCACACTCGGCCAGCGTACTTTCTTGTAACCGCTGACATCGACCATACATACGGAATAGGTGCTGTCTGTGCTGTAGGAGTTCTTGATGGTGTCCTTGCCGCTCATTATCTTCTTTCCGCTGGTATAACCGCCTTGACGTGCCTTGATGTCCGCAAGCGTAAGCACGTCCACGTTCGGCACCGTCGGCATGTGGTCCTTGTCCCTTGAACTGTAGCAGCTGTAGTTCTTGCCGTTCAGGAAGTCGTTGATGCCCTTGCTCCAGAAGAATGGCTCATACATCATCCAGTCGCCCTCCGTGCCGTCCAGCTTTGCAACCGTGCTATCATAATACTTGTTGCTGTCCGTGTCTGCAAGTGGGCAATATGTCATCTCACCGTCAAGGTTGTTCACCACGGTATCCACATTGGCGATGTTCACATTTCTTGTCGTAGCCTTCTTTGTCACCTTCGCCAGCACACGGTGGCGGTTCTTGAAGATTTGCTCTATGTGCCCGCTCGGCTTGTAGTCGTTGCCGTACTTGTAGCCCGTTCCGTTGTCAAGATTGGAGATATTCGCATCGTCTGCCACACTCTCGTCGCTCTCCAGCATGGTGTATTCGGGCTGTACAATGTTCAGTTCGGGGAAGTGCCGCTGCAGTGCATCGTACTCTTCATCGGCCTTGTATTGCGTCAGTCGGTATGTGCCCACCAGTCGGCAGGTATCCACGTTGCCACCGTTCTCGTCCACGCCGCCAATCGCCATCAGCGAGGTCAGCAGGCTGCCGTCGCCCTCCATGTCGATACCAGTCACGCGCAGATACTTTACATTGGTACATCTTGCATACAATGTCTGCCAGTCTATGCCGGGACAATTATCCACCACAAAGCGTGTGATATTGCCCGTGCCCTCTAATGTCAGGCCACTTGTCCTCAGTTTGCCCAAATAGCGCAACTCCAGCGTCTGCAATGTCGCAGGCAGCGTCACGCTCGTCAGCGGTGCGCCCTGTGCGAAGTTCACGCCTGTCAGTGCCGTCCGGCCAGCTTTCAGTGTCTCCAACTTCGTGTTGTTACTCAGGTCTATGCCTGTAAAGGCTGTGGACTTCAGACCGGTCATGCTCAATGTCCGCAAGTTCCGACAACCGTTTACCAACAGGGCGTTCAGCGTTGTCTGTGCCTGGGCACAGCTCACGTCCAGCGTCCTCAGTGCCGTGCAGTTGTTCAGGTTCAGCGTCTGCAGTATAGCGTGGCTCACGTCCGTCAGGTCAAGCCCCATGATGCGGCTTGCGCCGTAGATGTACTGCGGGTCGTTCACAATGAGATCTGTATCCAATGTCAGGTTTACCGTGCTACCCGTGTCCTCGGCCAGCACCGCACTTTGGTGAGGCGTTCCGCTTGTGTAGCCGTATCCGAAGTAGTAACGCTCGCTTGCCGTGATTCTTATTTTGCGGTTATCCGAGCCAAATTTGTAGCCGAAGTAGGCCGCAAAGCTGTCCTTTCTGTATGTGCCGCACACATACTGACTGTCAAGCAGGGCGAAGCGGTTCTGAATGGTGAAGGTGCGGTGGGCGTACCGGCTGCCCTGCAACGCGTACAGATAGTCATAGTAATTGGTTGCGCCATCTGCCGTTGTCACGCCCTCAGTAAGCGGTTTGATGTACTTGTAGATGCCGTCCTTGTTGTAGATGCGCTCGCACCAGTTGCCCATCTGCTTCTCGTTGAACACTTTCAGCACATATTCCAACGACATGGTAGAGCGCAGCTTGTCGGCCACCTCGCGCAACTTGTCGGGGCAGCCTCTCACCAGCTCCCACAATACCGAGTCATGCCCTGCAAAGGCATACGAGCCGATGCTCTCGTCCATCGTCTCCCACGTTATCGTGTAGTCGTACTTCAGCACCGAGTCATTCCGCTCGCCGAAGATGGTATCCATGTCGTAGGGAATGAAGTACCATATCTTGCCGTCCCATGTCACGAGCATCATGTTCTTCGCGCGGTTATCGACAGCCATCAGGTAGTCGGTTATCAGATACCATGCAAAGGGCGAGTCGTTGCCGAAATAGCCCTCATATTCGTTCAAGAACTTTGTCGGGTTGCCCTTGCACGAATAAATCCATTCCCAAAGGCGTTTCACAGCTGCCTTGTCGTCCTCGTGCGCCGTCGCCCATGTGTCATCGGCCTTGAAACGGAACTCCAGTGCGTCGTCAAACGAGTCCATGTTGCTCGTACCGAACAGACACAGTGCCTCAGAGTTGTTCAGAAACTCCAGACAGATGCACTTGTTGCGTTCACCATTGAGTGTTGCTTCGTCATTGAAACCCTCGATACCCTCAAAGCCGTAGATGATGCCGCTGCCGCTCTTCTCGTTCAGGAAGTTGTACTTGCCTAAGTACACGTTCTCACCTGTCCCGTCGTTGTCATAGAACAGGTCCATAGGGAAACCGTCCACGCCGATTCTCACGTCGTAGTTGCCTTTGTATGCCGCCTGTGGCGGAGTCAGCCAGCCGCATTTCTTCCAAATATCGTTCACAATGCGCACACCGCCGGGGTTGTGCGTTGAGGACGAGTCCGAGAAGTCGGCTTTCAGACAGAAAATGTCAATGGGACGTGCCCCCGGCTTGAACGAATACTTGAAGTCAGGAACCTCCACTCCGTTCACATACAACTTCGTGCCGTACTTGCTCTCTCTTGAGAAGTATATGCGGTAGTTCTTTCTCGGGTAGGTCGTCGATGATGTTCCCTGTATGCGCAGACCGCACTGGTAGATGATGAAGTCATACTCCTTGCCGTAGGCCGAATAGAAGTATATATCGACCGGCACCTCGAACTTCTTGTTGTTCGTCTGGTTCACTAAGTTAACGTCGCCCACGATGCGCATCACGCTCTTGCCCATCGCCCTCAGCTTGTCTATATCGACATCAGTGCCCTCGTCGTCCATCACCTGGTTCTTCTCGAACAGCACCACCATCTCGTCGCTTGTCGGGCGGTCCACCATGTAGTTCGCCAGTTCCTCGTCATCGCCCAGGGCACGGTTGTACACGCGCAGGTTCCGTACCTCCACATCCGCGCTCTCGCTCGTTATCCTGATGTTGGCCGGCTCGTCCTGCAAAAGGCTGTCTGTCGGGGCGTACTGCTTTGCACCGCTCAATATGCCGTTCACATACAATTCCATCAGTCGGTTTCCCTTTTTCTCCTGCACCACGAAGGCTATCTTCAGCGTCATGCCGCTCGCGAACTTCGTGCCCACTTCCGAGCCTGCGCCCGTGCGCATCAGCGCCTCCTGCGTGGTCAGTCTGAAACCGACATTGCCGGCCATGCAGTCCACCACCGTGCCTTTTCTGTCGGTCACGTTCGTGCAGGTCAGTTCCATCTCGTAAGTTGCGCCTGTAGTCGTCGCGTCGTTGCCAAACGGCTTGTAGCCGATTTCTATGTTCGCACCGTTCGTCAGTTTCAGCGCGTCACCCGTCCAGCCGTTGCTCTGCCAGTCAAAGCCTTCAAACGCCGTTTGAATGTCGTTATAACGCCATTCTGCAGGGTTGCTCTCCGCATTGCTCCTGCCCGCAGCCGTCAGTTTCAGCACAAGCCCGGAGGTAGCCTCGCCAAGGTCGATGCTGCTCTCTGTCACGTTCACGCCCAGCTTGTATTCGGTCGTGCCGCACTTGAACACCATCGCCACTGCGCCTTTCTCCAAGAAGCGGTTCGTGTAGGTCTGTACCGTTCTCGGCACGCTCACCGTCTGTGTCCTTATGCCGTCCCTCCACACGCTCATGCTTGCAGGGGTTGCCGTAGGGTCATACGACACGAAGTCGAACAGCACCTGCTCATACTGGCCTGTGTCAATGGTCGGGGTGAGATGGTCTGCTGTAAAGACGCGCCCGTCCTTGAAAATCATCTTGGTTCCGATATATGGGGCACTGCTGCCGGTCTTCAATATGTCGAAATAGATGCTCTCGCTCTTCAGTGTCAGTTCCTCGCTTGCCTTCATCTCGGCCACCATCTGCACGGTATGTCTGCCGACTGCAAGTCCGGACATGGAGAGCGTGAAACTGCCGTTGGTGGTACCGCTCCTTGTGACGGAAACGGAGTCTTTCTGTATGCCGTCCACATAAAGGGTGACGGTCTTTGTGCCGCTTCCGCTTACGCCATAGGGTATGTCCACGTTCTCGCTCACGCCATAGCCGCCTTTTGCGATACACTCGGCGATATTGAAACCACTGCTCAAGGCAAGGGTCACCGCCTTCACGCTCACATAACTCTGCTTGGTCTGCGTCTTGCCTGTTGTCGGGTCTGTGGTGGTTGCCTTCACATAGATGTCCGTCGTGCCCAAAAGAAGGTATTTAGTCAGGTCCAGCGTATAGGTGCCCTTGCTCACGTCCTGCTGCGTGTCGGAATACATCAGTGTCGCGCCACGTTTCATCTGTATCTCCACGATGGCTTTCTGCCCCGTCGATGCTCCCTTCTCGTCACCGCTGCTGTATTGGTGGTCGTAGAACCATGTGAGTGTGGCCTTGTCGCCTTCCTTGATGACGGCCTTGTCTGTCTCCGCCGTCAGCACGATTTTGGTAGTGGAGGTGTCTCCGCCACCGCCGCCTTTTCCTGCCGGTATGTCCAGACCTACGACCTCTGCGCCGCTCTTGTTGGTCAGCGTCACACGCACGGTGCTCTCGTCATCGCTCAGCTCGGCACTGCCGCCGAATATGGTGTTGGCTTCGACCTCTGCGAGTTTGACGGACACGGCCGCGTTCTGCACAGGATTGGTGGAGTTCGTGTTCAGGCTCTCGTCCACCTCTGTCTCGTTGATGGTGAGGTTCACGTTGCCCGCGCTGTCAAGCGTCTGTTTCTTTCCGTTTACAGAAATGCTCTTCACGTTGCCCGCACCGCCGAAGTCCTCCCAGCTCGCCACCTGTTCCCAACTGTCAAGGCTCGTGCCGATGAACTGTTTGGTCTCCCACTTGCCCTGTGCCGTCTCGTAGGTGATGCAGCGTCCCTTGGCACGTTTCTTCTCCTCCACGGCAACAATGGCGGTCGCCAATGTGTAGTAACCACTCTCAAGCGGGATTTCCTCTGTCACGTTGCAGGTGTTTCCGCCACTGCCGCCTGTGGCATATTCCTGCCATTTCTCCGCATCATGGAGGTCGTTGTCGGGGTCACCGGTGAACTGCCAGGACTCCCAGCCGTCCGCACTTCTGAATATCATCACGCAGCCGGTGGTGAACACTTTCTCCCCACCGGTGCTCTCGTTGCCGGCAATGGTCTCCAACGCTTCAGACCAGTCACTGAATATGCGGTCGGCATCACCGATAAGGCTGTTCACCAGCACCACCGGGTGGGTGTTGGCCGCTGCGATGGCATCATTCAGCTTTGCCGTGGCCGCATCGGCAAGCATGGCCGAATTGTTGGCCGTGAGTGCCGCGCCGGAAGCCACACCTGCCGCGTCTTTGGCCTGCTGTGCCGCAGTTCCGGCCGCTCTCGATGATGCGTCCGCTGTGGCGGCGGCTGCGTTTGCTCTCTTGGCCGCGTCTTCCGCAGGTTTCGCAAGCAGGGACACAGGCACACGGACAACCTTCTCACCCTGCATGGCCGGGAGTGAGTTCACGCTGTCAAGTGAGGTGGCGGTTTCCAGTTCGTCCACGCTCTGACTGTCTGTCTTTATCTGGTTCAGGACTTCCTGAACGACGGTCTTCTTCTCCTCGTCTGTCATATCATTCGTTGTTAGGGTTATTATCCAACTGCTCGTTCAGTCCGTCTATGAAGCCGGGAACGCAAAGACGCTCGGCGACGACGCGCACAAGTTTCACCTCGTCATCGGTGTAGTCCGCCTCCCCCTCACTCTCGTATATCTTCAGGGCGAGGGCGTGCGCCTTGATGCCGTTCACGTTGTTGTATATCATGTCCGCGAAAGACTCGCGAACGTCCATTGTCCGTGCAGATTTGTGATTCACTGCCATGTAAACATTGAAATGCTGAAAATCTATCTTCATATTATGATACATTAGTTATTATTCCGTTCTCTACCGTCACAGTTTTACCCTTGAATCTTCCAGACCAGCCGTTCTGTGGCCACATTCTGTCCGCCTGGATAGTACCGCCCGTTACAATTATATCGCCTGCGTTGACAAGTATGTCACCGTCAAAATACCCCGCGCACATGGTATTGCTGTTCGGGAATGTGGGGGTGCTCCTGCAACTTCCGTAAATTCCACTGCCGCCCATCGGGGCAAGCCCGGCGATGGCGTTGCTGAACATGTCCGCCTTGATATACACGCAGGTTTTCCTGCTCCAAGTATCGTCATAGCCAAGCCTTATCTCAGCCAGGCTGCCGCTCCATTTCATGCAGGCGTTCTGAATATCAAAGCCGCCCACTTTTCCGCCGTCCTCGACGAACACCTTGCCGTATATCGTCGCATTCTGCGTGACGATGCTGCCGTCCTCCAATATCTTGAAGTTGCCGTTGGCCGTGACGATTCCCTCCAATTGTATGTTGGCGGCCTTTATCTTCACACCGTCCTGACCCGCTCCGACAAATGATTTCAGATTACCGTCCCCGTCGATGGCGTACAGACCCGACACCTTGGAAGTGGTGATAAGCCCTGTCTCCTCCAGCATGTTCTCGTCCTTGTCGAACACGGCAGCGGAGATTTTCACAAGACGCTCGCTCTGCTCGAACAACGTGCGGTAGCGGTGCGTCAGCGCCTCGTACTTGTCGGTGCTGAGCACCAGCATATACATGTAGATGTCACCGTCAAACTCCAGACGGAAGTCGCCCGTTCCGTTCCACAGGCCGTTTCCGGTATATTGCACATAGCCTTCGGTCTCCGCAATCTCCTCGCTTATCTCCATGCTGTTGAAGTTGGCGAAGCCTGTCTTGTCCACATTCTCGAAGCGGACCTTCAGCGTGCCGACCTTGGCACAGCGGTAGAAGAATGTCAGATACACAGGCAGGGCCTCTTTCTGCCCCTCGTCATTGGTCGGGAACGTGGGCACATAGCGCAGGTTCCCGTGTTTCTGCAGTATGTACTTGTTGCGTATGCGCACCACCGTGCGCCCCATGTCCGTGACCACGCTTGCGCCGTCGCCTTTCTTGGAGAGCACGTTGCCGTTGGCCCATATCCACTTGTTGCCGACAAGGAAGAACACGGTCTCGTTCTCGGAGTTCCATTTCTCCAGCCCCGATGTGAACGTGGGGTTGTTCAGGTAGCCTTTCTCGCTCAGGAAGTCGTTCCGCACGCTGTCTATCGCGCTCTGCACCTTCCCCTCCGTTATCTCCAGCTTGGTCTTGATGTCCTCGCCGGTGGAAAGCAGGAACGTGCCGCGCAGATACACGTTGTCGGCATACAGGCCGTTGCCCTTCGGCTGGTTATCCAGTGGAAAGCGGTCGTCCTTGATGTCGTTAAGGTTGCCGAGCCTTGCACGCAGGGCGTGGTCAAAGTTCTTGGCGTTCACTCCGTCCAGCACGTCCACTCTCGGGTGGCCGTCCTCCGAGGCGGAGATGAGGACGAGGTTCTGGCGGTTCGCCGTCTCGGTGTTGCCCATAAGCACACACTCGTCGCCCTCTTCGGGCTGTGCGGTCTCAAACTCGGATTTCTCCACAAGTATGCCACCATTCGCGATGCCGGCCACTTCCACCCAGTAGGCTTTCTGCGACGTGCCGGTGAACACCTGGCAGCGCATCAGGTCGTGCGCCACGAAGGTGTTCTCCTGCTCGAAGGTGATGTGCCAGTAGTCGCCCTGCTCCCGCACCGTCTTTATCTTGCCGTTGGCCGCGCTGACGCAAATCTGTCCGCCCACGCTGCGCACCTTGTTTATCAGCAGTTCAAAGACATTCATCACGCGCCTCACGGTTATCTTGTCAACTATCAGGTGCGACAGCAGGTCCTCGTCAAGGCCGATTTGCCAGCCGTTGCCTGTCATGCCACTGCCGCCATAGTTGGCGCTGCGCAACAGTTCGCGCACCACAAGGGTGAGCAATTCGGCATTGCCCTTGCCATCGATGCGCCCATTCTCTTCCAGTCCGATACCGATGCCTTCCTCGAAAGTGATTTTCTTCTTCGCACGATCGTTGCGTTTCTTGCTGATGAACTCCTGCTGGCTCCGTCTTGCTGAGAAAATGTTGTTGTCGGTCGGCTGCGTGTCGTCCCACGAGCGTATGATGTCGGGCAGGGCCACGCCCTCTGTCCTGGACTTAGTATAGTTCTTCAGCTCTCCGATGCTGTCGTTCACCTTGTCAAGCGCGCCTGTCTGCAGGGCGTCGCTGATTTCAAGGTCCATCTGGCTTGGCAGGTTCGCCTTGCGCGTTATCTTGGTGATACGGCTCTGCCGGTAGCCGTTCTCCGGGAAATACTTGTCGCTCACAAGCCGGACACGCCTGCCGACATGGAGCACGGCATTGTTCTCCTCCACCCACACATGGTCGGTCGGAGCCTTATAGACGCTGATGTCCTTCCAGTGCTCGGCATTGTACTTCTCCACCGCATTCAGGAACTCCTCCTCCGCTATCGGGTAGTACTCGTCGGGCATGCGCACGTTCCACAGGATATAGTGGTCGCCCACTTTGGGCACGAGCTTTCCTCCGGGCAACTGGGTGTCGTCGTCATACGGCCAGATGGTGATTATCTCGAACTCGCGTGTCTTGCTATCGAAGTTCACCTCGAAATAGTGGTCGTCATCGGTACCGAGCCCGGCAAGATCACCGTCCTGGAACGAGACGCGCTTGGTCTCGCCTGCCAGTTCATAGTCGTTGGGATCGAAGTTCAGCGTGTCGTCCCTGAAGTAGTAGATAGTGAACGCGTTGCCGTCATCGTCCTTGACATTCTCGCTGCGCACACTGCTCACCTCACCGGTGCGTCTTGGATAGATGCCGCTGAACGCGTCTTTCTCATAGTGGTCATAGATACCGTACTCGTCGGTGTGCAGTTCCACATACTGGCGGCCGCCGGGCAGCATCAGACGGCTGTGGCCGTATTTCTCCGCATCGATGTTGCGGGTGCTGCCTATCGGGAACAGGCGCGTGTAGAACTTGTTGGTGTTGTCAGTGTCACGCTCCAGGCTCGTCAGTCCGTTGCCGTACCCCAATATTATTTCCTCGCCGTGCTCGCATCTGCAGATGTTCACGGTCTGCCCTTCCACCCACCACTCGGCACTGCCGCCCACTTTCTCGGCTATCTCCTTCAGCGCCTCGTCGCAGTACTTGCCCTCGTAGTCGATGACAATGAGGTCGGTGCCGTCCACCTGCCCCACCTTCCAGTCGGTGGTGTGCCCCATGCCGTTGTTGATGCACTTCACCACCATCGCCGCATGCTCTCTCGGAGTGGCGGTGAGGGTGAACACGGGCTCGGCATTGTTGTCTGTGGTCTCCAGCACGAGGAAACGCTTTATCAGGCTCTCGATGCCGTAAAATTTCACGTCATACGACCACTCGCCATCGCTCTTCTGGGCAGGGGCGTATTTCTCGGTGAGCCAGTAGCGCTCGCCCTCAAAGTCCACATAGTCGTTCACATCGAGGGTTATGTGCTCGTAATGGGTGAAGGAGAGCGTCAGCACGTTGTCGCCCTGAACCTCCTTCTGCTGGGTGCTGCCGTCACCGGGCGAGATGTCCGTCCGGGCGGTGCCGTATTTGTCGTATATCGTCAGAACCATATAGGAATGCTGTTTGAATGTCATTAGATAATGGGGACAGGCTCGCGGAACTTCACCTTGAACTTGCCGGCGTTCACACCCTCCTTCCACAGGTAGGTGAGCGGTGTGAACTTGGGGCTCTCGCTGTATTTCACATGCAGGGTAAGGTCAAGCTGCGTGAATACGATGTCCAGCCAGCCGCCCTTGCCCTGTTTCAGGAAATTGATGAACGAGAAGTATTTCCGCAGCCAACCCGCCTGTGTCTTGTCATACAGGGCGAAGTTGAGCGTGATGTCCCTCGGCTCGTTTCTCGGTGTAAGCGTGGCGGAGTATTTCTCGCCCTGCTCCTCGCGTATGTTCACAGCGGTGTCCTTCTTCGTCTTGCTCGGTGTGAGTATGGCGGTAAGGTTATCCATGCCGCCACGTTTGTCCTCGACGAGGAACACGCCGTATTCTTTCCAGATGTCGGTGCCGTTCACCAGCACCAGCCCTCCAAGTATCTTGTCCATGTCATTTTACTTTTAGTCCGTCCCTTACTATTTTTCTGATGTCCTCCTTTATCTCGCCAAGATGCCCCGCGCTCGTGCCGGTGTTCTCGGCAATCCGGGCAAGGTGGCTCTCGGCAAGGTTCATGCGGTCGGCCACGGTCTCCAGACGCTCGTCCATGCTTGACCAGTGCTGCAGTCCGCTGGTGAACATGCCCTCCAGTTTCGTGCCCTGGTCCTGCGTCATGGCGGTAAAGCCTCCGGACTTCGCGCTCTGGCTGGTACCGCCCGTGTCCTCGTAGCCGGTGACCTTCGCCCACTCGTCCCTGCGTTTCAGCCCTTCCGCCACTATCTCGTCATAGCGGCGGTTGAAGTCCTCGATGTCCTTTTCCGTCAGCTCGCCGTTCTTGTCGGAGATAAGCTGTGCCCAGTCATCGTACAACTGCTTCAGCTCACCGTTGATGAGGTCTTCCATGGAATAGCTCAGCAGGGCTTTCTGCATGTCCGTGGCGAAGTCCTCGGCAAAGTCCTTGGAGGTTTTCTTCATGTCCATCAGGTTGGAGATGAAGCTGTCCTTCATGCTGTCGAAACTTATCTGGGTGATGGTCTCGCGCCAGCTGTCGGTCAGTTCCTCTATCTTTCCTGCCTGGTCCGCGTAGTCCTGCAGCTTGTCCAGCACATCATTTCCATAACCGCCCTTGCCGGTGTTCTTGATATACTCGGCTATATCCACATTGGAGAGGAGTTTCTTCATCTCCTCCGGTGTAAGGCTCCAGATGCTGCCGTCGAAGTTCTCCTTCACGTTCTGCCTTATCCATGCCGTCTGGTCATCTGAAAAGCCGTTCCAGTAGTAGTTCCAGCTGTGATGGTGCTTCCAGTAGCCTGCCTGTGCCTGCGCGATGCCCAGGTAGTTGGCGTTGGTCTCCTCCTGGTTGCGCTTGGCCTGCTCGTAGGCATCGGTGGCTTTCTGACCGTAGCTTTTCTCCATCACATCGGTCAGGTCCTCGATGGCGTTCTGCAGGAGTTCCGTGCGCTCGGTCAGATTCTCTATGGTCTTCTTCACCTCTTTCTCGTTGCCGTTCAGACCGAAGAGGTCGTCTATGCCGAACCACCCGGCAATGCCGCTGAGCAGCCCCTGCACGATGTTGCCCACGTCCTTGATGACATCGATGATGATTTCGGGAAGTTCCTCCACCACCTTGTTTATCGTGTCGGCCACCTTGTCAAGCAGGTCGTTGATAAAGCCTTTCGGGTCATCGCCCAACGCGTCGAGTATTTGGAGTATGGCACCGACGATGCCGCCCACCTTTCCGCCCAGCTCGCCCAACGACTTGCCGATGCCGTCAGAGCCTTTGGAGAGCGAGGTGATAAGTTTGGTGATGCCGTTGGCAAAGCCGTACAGTGAGCCGTCCGACATCTCGCTCAGGTAGCCGGTGAAGTTCTTGATGCCCTGCGCCGCCGCGTTGGTGTTGTCGGTGAGGGTTTTCCGTGCCTTGTCGCTGGCCTCCTGCGCCTCGTTCTGTGATGCTGCCGTCGCATCGACCTTGCCCTGCGCTATGTCCACCGCTTTCTGTGCGATTTCCTTTGAGGCATCGTCGGTGGCATCGGCAAGGTCTTGCTGCGCCTGTTCCAAATCGGTCACGGCCTGCGTGTGGGCGTCGGTTTTCTCGCGGAGCGTGCGCACGCTGTCCTGATAGGCTTCCACGTTCTTGGCAATCGTGTCCCATATCTTGAAGTTGAAGGCGCTGGTGCTGTTGCCACCGGTCTCGTCCTTCAGTTTCGCCTGCAGGTCGGTATATACCTTCTTGTTTTCCGCCGAGAGTTTCTTGAACTCGGAGGTCTGCATGTACTCCTCTATCTTGGCGAGTGTCTCTTTCGCAACGTCTTTGAGCACGTTGCCGACACCCTCGAAAGTGGTGCTCCAGTCTATGTTCAAGGCGAGGTTCTGGGCATTGGTCTGACTGACGGCAGCATCACGCTCCTTTTCGAGCTTGCGGACTTGCCACCGCTTTTCCTCCGCCGTGCCGTCGCCCTCGTTCACCTCGCGTATCTTCTCGGCGTATTCCTTGGCGATGGCGTATTTCTGCTCCTGGAGCGTACCATACTCGCGCAGGTAGTCCACCATGGCCTGGAGCTCGTTCTTCAGGGATTCCTTGTCGATTTCCTCCAGACCCTTGCGCTGTTCCTCCTGTGCCAGACGAAGCCGTTCCGCAAGGGCTTCACCCTGCTCCTCCGTGAGATTTCCACCCTGCGCATCGCGCCACTTGGCCTCCTGCGCCTTTATCTCGGATTCTTCTTTCTGGTAGTTGAACTTTATCTGCCGGATTCGCTTGGCACTGCCCTCAGCCATCTGGTCGATGCTTTCCTGCTCGTTCTCCTGACGGAGCCGCGCAAGTTCCTCGGCCCGCTTTTGCTCGGCCGCCTTCTCGCGCTCCAGTTCTTTCTGCCGGTCCTTGTCTCCGTTGCCACCAGTCGGCTTGTGTTCGGGCCTGGAATGGCCGCCGATATTGCTGTTCTTGACTATCTTGCCCATTTCCTTTGTCAGGTCCTCCGCCTGTTTGAGCAGGTCGTCACGGAGTTTCTCGGCATCGGCGATGGCCTGCTCCTTGTTCTTCTCATTCTCTTCCTTGATGATGGCCGACGCGTCTATCTGGCCGTTGCTCTCTCCTTGCGCAAAATAGAGGAGAGACTTCTTGAACCACCCCATGGAGCCATCGACATCATCTGCATCGGTCGCCTTCAGCTTGTTCACCTTGTCGTCGGCTTCCACGGCCTTGTTGACCAGTGCCTGTGCCTTGGCCTGCAGGAAGAGCATCTGGATATAGTCGGCCGCTTTCTGCGTGAGGACATCGTACCACTCGGCAACGGTGTCATAGTAGCCGAAAGCCTCGCCGTACTTGCGGTTCAGTTCCTCGGTCTTCTTCTTTTCCTCCTCCTTGCTGCCGGTGAACTCCTTCAGCTCGCGAATGGTGTTGTCTATCTCGAAACGGGTCTTTATCATCTGCGCCCTGCCCTCGCTCTCCACCTCGATGAGCTCCTGCGCCTTCTGCCGTGCCTCCTCCTGCGCATCGCTGTATTTGTTGAACAGGACTATCAGGCCGGTGATGACGGCGGACAGACCCAGCGTGAGGGTCGCCATGAGCGCAGATGCCGCTGCGGTGGAGATGCCGAGGGCTGCCGCCAGCCTTGTGTTGGCCGCCGTCAGCAGGTTCTTCATCTTCACCACCGTCACCAGTCGGAATGCGGAGTCTTTGTTCAGGGTGTTGAACACCTGCTGCAGACCCATCGTGACGGCCATGACGGACTGCACCCTCGCCTGTATCTTGGCAAGGTTCTCGTTTTCGGAGGCGAACAGGGACACGGCACCGGTGGCGGCGGTGAACATGCCGGACAGACCGCTGATGCCGGACATGAAGCCCTGCAGGTTGGCATCATCGTTGGAGAGTATCTTGGTCTGGGTATGGAGGTCGGCGATGGTATCGGACAGCAGGGCTGCCTTCTCCGCCATCTCGCGGTACTCTTCCGTGTCCTGCTTCCCTTCCAGACGCATCTTGGCCATTGCGTTCTGCAACTCGCGCAACTGCATGGCCAGACGCTTGTTGCTCTCCCGGTTTTCCTCCTGCTCGCGTGTGAGGCTGGCGAGTATCAGCTTCTCTTCCTCCAACGCTTTCTTGGCGGCGTTGAGTTCGGCAAGGGCTGCGGACTGGGCGTTACCGGGGGCTGCGTTCTTGTAGGCTTTCTCCAGCTCCTTGATACAGGACGTGGTGTACTTCACCAAGTCCTTGCTCTCGGCGATACGCTCGGCAAGGGTCTTCTGCGCCACAGCCGCCGTGGTGCTGGACTCGGAGAGCTTGCCATGCTCCTTCTCTAAGTCGGACACAGCCTTTTCCGCCTGGCGGTGTTGTTTCTCCAGATAGACGAGGGTGTTCCGCTCCTCGTCCAGCACCTTACGGCAAGCCATGACATCGGCGGCGAGTTCCTTCTGGGCGGTACCGGGTTTCATGCCTGCAAGCTGCCGCTCCATACGGCTGAGGTCCGCGGACACTCCGTCAATGACCTTGTGCTGCTCGGCTATCTTGGCGTTCACCAGTTCGGCCGCTTTCTTGGCATTGTCTATGAGGGTGTCGATATGCGCGTTGGCATTGTCGATACCGTCACTCAGTTTGTCCTTCATCAGGAACTCTATCTCTACTGGCTTGCTCATGCTTTCAATTCAGTTTACTTTGAAAAAATCCTGCGATGTCCTCGGCTTCCTCCTCGGCGGTCTTGCCGCTGTCGGGTCTGCCGGCTTTCTTCTTGATGTAACGTGGGGCGTCGCACAGCATCATGATGAGGGTCTGGTAGTTCACGCCGTGGAGTATGTAGTCCACGCTCCAGCCTGTCGCGCTGGCTATCTGCCACACGAATCCGAAAGGGCTATGGGAACCTTCATACTCGGTCCTTAACTCCCCTTCTTTTTTTGGCTCAGTCTCAGCTTCATCGGATTCGTCCGTTCCGCGGATCTGATAATACTCATAAAAGGGCCTGTGCCCATCAGACGCTCGAACTGCTCGGTGGCGGCCACCTGATACTGGTACGCCACGAAGTTGCGCACGAGCCATGCGGTCAGCCCCACAAACAGATGGCGGGATATATACCCCCTGCACACGGTGTAGGCGATGATGCGCGACAGGCGCTTGCCGTGTCTGGCCATAAAACGCATCTGCTCCAGCTTGGGCAGTGTCCGCACCTCCTCTGCCGTTGTGTCCATCTCCAGATACTGCCGCCCGATTTCTATCTGTCCTGCCAATGTGGGGCGCTTCATGGTGATGCGCACCTTCAGCGGTTTCTTGCGGAACGGCAGACGTATGTCCTTAAACGGCACGGAGACACCCCTGTCAAGGAGTGCCTCCGCCGCTTCTTTTTCGATTGCTCGGTTCATGCGCTACTCCCCTGGTTTGGTATCGGCCACATCATAGGGAGCACTGCCGTCATCAGGCGCGTTCACCGTCAACTGGCACTCTATCTTGGAAACCTCGGTCAGGGTGAGCTTGCCTCCGAGGTTGGCCATAAGGGTGGCACTCGGTATCGTCACTGTCTGCCCGCTCTTCAGCTGAATCTCACACTTGTCTCGGAGTTCCACAAGGTCGGTCGGGGCTTTCCAACCGGTATAGGCTCCTTGCGTGCCGACAAGCGTACCGCCAAGGGCGAGCTGGAGGTTCTCGTAGTCCAGCTGTATGAGGTTGAACGTGGGGGCTATCGTACCGTTCTTCGTGACGAGGGTCAGCACGGGGGCTCCGGGCACCTGCTCGGCTTCCACATCCACTTTCTCGGGCTTGGCTCCGCCCCAGTCCCAACTGCCTTTCTCTATATAGCCGACTGTCTTGTCTCCAAACTTTACGACACCTATGCCGTACATGAATTTCTTACTTTCTGCCATATTCTTTTTGTTGTGATGGTTAATACTATGCCGGTCGCCACTCCGACGATAAAGGCGATGAGAAGCGTCTTCCACGGATTGGAACTGCGTTCTTTCTCCGTTTTGGCTTCATTCTTCTGCTGTTCCAGTGCGTTCTTGTAGCTTGCCATCTGCCGCTCGTAGTATTCGCACTGGCGCTGCAGGCTGTCGCAGGTGGCATACACCACGATGGTGCCGCCTTTGTTCTGCACGGTCGCGTTGGCTCTGCCGTTCTTGGCGCGGTACTCTGCCTTTTCGGGCAGGTTAGTCAGTTCCGCCAGGGGTATCTCCAGTTTGGCTTCCTCCTGCGGTACTGTCTCCGTCCACGTCTGACGCACTTCGCTCCGGAGGGTGTCCGCGGATACTTGTCTCACGCTTTCCTCCGTGGCCACGCTCGCCTTTCGGCTTGTCGCGCAGCCCGACAAGAACAGGGCAGTCATCATGATGCTTGCAACTGTTCGCAGTGTCGATAGCCTTCCTGAGACGCGCCATCTCGCGCTTCGACGCTTCGAGGTATCTTCTTGTTTCATTGAGTTCTTCCTTCAATGGTTTCACTATGTTCTCTACCAAGATACGGGTGGCATGCTCGGCGTTGTCCATACGCACCGTCTCGGCATCGGCTTCCGCCTTCATCGATTCCGCTTTCGCTTTCCTTATGGTAGCCCGCAGCGTGCATATCGCCACAATGGTAGCCACCAGACCTCCGCCGAGGAGGACGTTCAGGACTTCGCTGATATTCATGCCATCCATATTTTTACTGTTGGTAAATGCCTATTGACTTGAGCCACCCCGCCACATCGAAACTCGGACAGGCTTTGTTCACGCCCGGAAGGTCGCGGTGTCCCACAATCTTGATTTGCGGAAAACGCTCGTGGAAGTTGCGCACGTAGTCGGTCATCGCCTTCAGTTGCGCTGCCGTGCGCGTGTCCTTGGCGGTCTTGCCGTCCTTGGCCAAGCCTCCGGCATACACGATGTGTCGGCTCACCGAGTTGTAGCCTTTCGCGCCGTTGGTAACTTCCCACGGATCCACCTCCGCGTCCTCGTTGTTATCGACAAGGCGCTCCACCTTGCCGTCCAAGTGTATCAGGTCGGTATAGCCTACCTGCTTCCAGCCACGCCCACCCTTGCTTACCGGGTCGGTGTGCCAGTGGCGTATCTCCTTGGAGGTTACCTCACGGCCTTCCGGCGTGGCTGTGCAGTGCAGGACCAAATACTTCATTCTCGCCATTACGCTTCAGCTTTATATCCGCTGGTCATTACGACACCTGCGTCTGCCTTCTTGAACATGCAGATGAAGTAGTGGCGGAAATTCACCTTGTTGCGCTGGTACTCAGGGTCGTTCTCGGCTGCGCTCCAGTACATCTTGGTGGAGCCGGTAGCCTTGAACACACGCTGTGTGTAGAATGCGAATGAGCAGTGGAAGTCGCCAGCAGTTTCTCCCTTGTCGCCGACTGCCTTTTTCTCGCCTTTGGCTGAGAAGTACGGGGTGTTGGAATACTCGTAGATGTCGAAGCCGTAGAGCTTGCCCACCTTGCCGGTGTTGCGGTCGATGTTGTACTGCTCCTTGAAACGCTGGTCGGTCTCCAAGAGGTCGTTCACGTGGTCGGTACACAATACAAGGCGACGGTTCGTGGTCGGAACACCCAACTTGTCGAGGGCAGCCTTCATCGCAAGCACGTCCTTGGCGGTCATCTTGATACGGCCGGTGGTTGCGTCACGCTCGCCGGTAGTGGTCAGTACCGGGGTCTTGGCGGTGTTCTTCTGTGCGCAGAGCGCGTGTGCTGCCTTGGCGAACTTGGCATCGTTGATGGCATTTGAATGGCTCTCCTTCACTCGTGCAATCTTGTCGTAGCTGATGGCGTACAACTCATCGTCGGTGATTGGAGTCACCTTGGTCTGGAACTTGGCGAGCTTAATGGCGATGTCCTTGTCGTCCAATGCCTGCAAGGGGATTGGGTAGGTGGTGTTGTCTATAAGCACATCGGGGTCAACTCCTACCTCCACCAAGTGGATAACGTCATTGTCAACGATGCTTGAGTTGTCGGGAATACCGTCAAGCCAAGTGCCGGCAAGGAACTCGCGCAGAGCCTTCACCATCTCACCCGTCCAGATTTCCTTCAACACGCCCTCGCGTGCCACTCCCACAGGCATGGCACCGCTCACGGCAAGTGCGATGGCATTGGCACCGACGGCACCTGCCACGGGCGACACGCCCAATGCCATTCCGAATACGGCTCCTGTCATCGCATTGAACAGCACTGCCGTAATCATAGTCAAAAATACTTTTGCTTTCATTGCTTTTTCTTGTTTTATTGGTTTGTACTAAAGTTCACACTCCATGCCGTACTCTTCCTTGTAGAGTCGCTTGTACTCTTCGGGCTGCTCCTTGCGGAGGGTCAAGAGTTCGCTTGACGGCACATCGCTCAGTTTCTTGTAGGCAGCCGGCTGCTGTGTTGCCGCTCCGCCATGATGTCCGATAACGGCACTGAGCTTCATCTGCGGAGCCATGGCTGCGACAATGCGCTCCAGTTTCTCCTTGCCGACTTCCTTGCCGAGGTTGATGAACTCGTCCTTCTTGTCGGGGGCGATGCGCTTCTCCCCTACCGCCTTCTCCACGATGGCGGTGATGCCGGCAAGCGTGAGGGTCGCCTTCTCCTGCTGGAGTTTCTCGTTCTCTTCCTTGGCAGCCTTCAACTCACCGAGCTTGGCGTTGATGTCCGCCTCAGTTGCCGTTTCCGGCAAGCCCAACTTCAGGGCAATCTGTTTCTGTTCCATTTGTTTTTGATTATTGTTGTTCAACATTGGCAAGGGGCACTCGCTGTCCTTGCCGAGGGTTATTCTCTTGCCGTCTTTCTGCAGCACAATGGCATCGTCATTGGCTCCGATGTCCACAAGGCTGACCTCAAACAGTTTGCTCTTGGTGACGGTGGGGCTGGTCTGCCCCTGCACCAGCAACTCGGGGTCTTCGCTTGTTTCCAAGATGTCAAGTCCTGCGCTCACCATCTTCAGACTGCCGAACTCGTACTGTTTCTTGCAGCGAACGGAGAGTTCGGAGGCTTCGTCAAACATCAGCTCGCCGGTCACCTCGCCGTTCTCCACCTTCAGGTCTTTTACATAGCCTATCACGTTGCCGCGCTCGTGCATGTACAGCAGCACCGGGTTGCGCTGGTACTGCTCCACGTTCATGCCTGCCGTCAGCACCCTTGTGCCGTAGCTGTTCAGGCTGTCGTTGGTTATTCTTACTCGTTTTCCTTTACTCATGTCGTTGCTGTTTTTGGGGCTGCTCCGCCCGGTTTGCGACTGCAATATTACGAGGTAAATGTCTGTCCGCCAAAAAAGTGTGCAATGGTTGCACACTTCTATGAAAGCATTGCACACTTTTTTGGAGAGCCACCGAAATCGTGGCACTTTTGCAAATAAATCGGGGCGTGGTGTGCCCTGACGTAACGAACAAAAAACCTTATCAACATGACAAAGGCAGATATTGAAAAGAAGAAGTCGCTGGCACGCACGCTCTATCTCTCGGGCATGGAGCAGCAGGAGATTGCGGAGAAGGTGGACGTGTCGCGCGTCACCATATCCAAGTGGTGTACAGCCGACGGGTGGAAGGAGGCGCGTGCCGCCAAGAACATCACCCGTCCCGAACTGGTGAACAAACTGCTGCTCACCATCGACACGCTCATTACACAGGTAAATGACTCCAACGACCCCGCACTCATCGCAGGGCTGGGCGACAAGCTGGCAAAGCTCTCGTCGGTCATAGAGAAACTCGACAAGAAGGCCAACGTGGTGGATGCCATCGAGGTGTTCATGGCTTTCTCCAGATGGCTGGAGTTCCGTTCGCAGACGGACCCGGAAGTTACTCCCGAACTGATGCGTGTCATCAACAAGTACCAGGACTTGTACATCACCGAGCAGATGGGCATAAAGTAACGGAGGGCAGCCTATGGCAACAGCAACGGAAAAGAAAAAGGCATACGAGGAATGGAAAGAACGGTGCCGGCAGGTGCAGTCCATTACGGACACGTCGCTTCTCAAAAGCGAAACACCCGTGGAGAGGGATATGCGCATCAAGCGTCTGCTCAATAATTATGCAGCGTTCTGCGAGTATTACTTTCCACATTTCCTCCAGTTGCGCGACAAGACGACCGGCGAGGTCATACGCACCATTCACAATGCGCCGTTCCACAACGAGGCGGCACGCAAGGTACGCAACACGCCTGACCTGAAGGCGGTGTTCATGTGGCCACGCGGTCATGCCAAATCGACGCACCTTGATGTTTTCACGCCGCTCTGGTTGATGTTCCAACCGAAGCGGCTCATCAACTTTATGGTGGTCGTGGGCAAGTCGGAGGACAATGCCGACCGACTGCTCGGCGACATCCAGGCAGAGCTGGAATACAACCAACGGCTCATCGCTGACTTCGGGCAACAGAAGAATGACGGTGGCTGGCAGGAGGGCGAGTTCAAGACCAAGAGTGGTGTGAAGTTCCTTGCCTGCGGTCGCGGTCAGTCGCCCCGTGGTCTGCGCGACCGTGAGGCTCGTCCGGACTACATCGTCATCGATGACTTGGACGACGATCAGCTGTGCCGCAACGAGAAGTTGGTGCATGACCTTACGGACTGGGTGAAGGAGGCGCTCTTCGGTGCGCTTGACGTGGGTCGTGGTCGTTTCATCATGGTGGGCAACCTTATCAGCAAGAACTCGGTGCTCTACAACATCTCGCGTACAAAGGGCGTGTTCCTCTCCAAGATACAGGCGGTGGACCGTAACGGTGAGCCGGTGTGGAAGGAGAAATGGACGAAAGCGGAGGCGCAGGCTTACCGCGACTTCGTGGGCTATCGCGCCTGGGAGAAGGAGATGATGCACAACCCTATCGTGGACGGCACCATCTTCCGTGCGGAGTGGATTCGCTACAAGCGTCTGCCAAAGCTCGAAAAGTACGACATGCTGGTGTGCTACACCGACCCGTCGTTCAAATCGACCACTTCCAACGACTACAAGGCGTGCCGCCTGTGGGGAAAGATTGGCTCGGAACTGCATCTCATCGATGCCTTCGTGCGCCAGGCTACGGTCAGCGAGATGGTGCGATGGCTTTACGACCTCTACGAGCGCACACGCGACACGGTGGCCGTGCAGTTCTTCATGGAAGCGAACTTCATGCAGGATGTGATTCTGGACGAGTTCGCCGTGGAGGGCAACCTGCGTGGCTACCAGTTGCCCATCATGCCAGACAAGCGCAAGAAGCCCGACAAAATCCAGCGCATCGAGGCGGTCAGTCCGCTTTGGGAGCGTGGCTTTGTATTCTACAACGAACGCAAGAAGGACGACCCCGACATGCAGGTAGGCATTGAGCAGACGCTGGCACTGGAGCGTGGCAGCCGTGTGCATGATGATGCGCCCGATGCCGACGAGGGGGCGATATGGATTCTACAGCGCAACACAAGACAGGAAAGTTTCAAACCGGTGTTCGGCAAGAGGCCGACCGCCAAAAACATTTGGTAACTATGATTCAAGTTATAAAGGACATTATCTGGGGATGGCAGTGCAAGCGTGCCATCAAGAAGGCCAACAAGCTCTCGGAGCTGCTTGGCATGAAATATTACGTGATTTACATGAACGGCTCGCTGAAGGTCGTGCCGAAACGCACCATCCGTGAATTGGTGGCAAAGCGTCGCTTCCGCAAGGGTGTGAAGGTGGCTGACATTGAGCGTCGTGCCATTTATGTAACGCATTAGAAAGGGGGCGCATCATGTTTATCACGGAAGAAGATTACAGGGTGGTCATCGGTGAGAATGCGCTGAAGGTGGTGTCGCAAGCCTCGCAGGAGATACGCGACAATGCGGAACTGGAGGCGTGCGAGGAGATTGCCGGCTACCTCCGTCCGAAGTACGACACGGAGGCTGTGTTCTCGGCTGAGGGCGAGGGGCGCAACCGCCTGGTGGTGATGTATGCCGCCGACATCGCACTCTACCACATGATTGCAGCGATGCCTCAGAAGATGGGCAGCGAGATACGCAAGGAGCGCTACGAGCGTGCGGTCAAGTGGTTGGAGGGTGTGCAAGCCGGAAAGATTATCCCCGACCTGCCGCTCGCCACAGACGAGGACGGAACACCGACTGGCGACTTGCTCATTTACGGCTCACAGAAACAATTACGACACAACTGGTAACGCTATGGATATAAAGAACTTTTTCAGAGGTATGTTCGGTGGCGGTCAGAACGTGCTGCACACACCATACGGCGACCTGCATCTTGCCAAGTCGTCAGACCGCAAGCGCGTGAAGAAGATGGTCATCGAACTGGAGCGCACCACCGATGCGCTTACACGCAGGGACATTGCCGACTGGCGACAGGCTTGGCAGATGGCCATCAATGTGGACAGCCCGAACCGCCAACGCCTTTACGACATTTACCGCGATGTGGAGATTGACCTTCACCTCTCGGGTTGTGTGCGCCAGCGTGTGGGATTCGTCATGGCGAAGTCGTTCAAGCTGGTGGATGCCAAGGGCAACGAGGACGAGGAGGCGCACCATTATTTTGACCAGTCGTGGTTCAAGCAGCTGCTTGAATATGCACTTGCCGCCAACAACTGGGGACACTCGCTCATCGAGCTTGGCGACCTCACCACCGACGGCGACGGCTGCGTGTGCTATACGGACGTGAAACTCATTCCACGAAAGCATGTCATTCCCGAATACGGCCGCGTCATTCAGCAGCTCGGGCAGGACTGGACTTCTGGCATCGACTACCGCTCGGCTCCGTTTACAGACTGGCTCATCGAAGCCGGACGGCCTGACGACCTCGGGCTGTATCTGAAGGCTGCCACGCAGACCATTCCGAAGAAAAACATGCTGGCGTTCTGGGATTCCTTCGGCGAGATTTTCGGTATGCCGATGCGTATTGCACGCACCACCTCACGCGACCCCAAGGAGATGGGACGACTTGAACAGATGCTCAAGGGTGCCGGAGCAAGCCAATACATGGTGGCTGGGCAGGACACGGAGATTGAATTTGTGGAGAGTGGCAAGGGCGATGCCTTCAATGTCTATGACAAACGCATCGATCGCGCCAACTCGGAACTGTCAAAGCTCATCATCGGACAGACGATGACCATCGAGGACGGCAGCAGCCTCTCGCAGTCGGAAACGCACTTGGAGGTGTTCGAGAACCTGGTTGAAAGCGACTGCACCATGCTGCGCGACATCGTGAACAACCAGCTTATCCCACGCATGGTGAAGCACGGTTTCCCTGTCAAGGGGCTGCGCTTTGAGTGGGACGATGCGGTGGACTATACCCCGGAGCAGCAGGTAGCATACGAGACGATGATTGCCGACCGCTACGAGGTAGCCCCGACATACTTTGCGGAGAAGTACAGCATGCCTGTTGGGGAACGGCGCAACGCTACACCCATGCTACCCGGTGGCGGTGACGATGATGGCGACGAGGGCAACAACGAGCCACAAGACAACGACAAGGACAAAAAGAAGAAACAGCAGCAAAACATTCACGGCAGTTTTTTCGATTGAGCCCCAGTGATTATCTGGGGCTGCACCAACGCTATGCCCGACTGTTAGGCGATGATCCACAAACCTTGTCGCTGTCAAAGGAACAGGAACAGATACGCAAGCAGCTCTCCGAACTGTTCGACGGCATGATGCGCACGCTCTACTCGTTGGAGGACTCGCAGTTCCGCATCGAGGTGCTGGCCGAGCCGAAAATCCAAAAGTTCATCGATGCCCATGCCGGTATGCTGGACTCCACTTTCAAAAAGGTGGAGATGTCCGATGCCATGCGCAAGCGGCTCCAGCGTTCTGACTACATCTTCTCCGGCATGAAAACGTTCCATGAGTTGAACGAGGCGTTCCCGTCCCTGCTCGACGAGAACGGTGAACGAAAGACGTTCGAAGCCTTTTTGAACGATGTTCGGAAGATAGACAAGACCTACAACTCCAACTACCTCCGTGCAGAGTATAACTTCGTGCAGTCGTCTGCGGAGATGGCTGCCAAATGGGAGCGGTTCTCTGAGGACGGAGACCGCTACAACCTTCAGTACCGCACGGCAGGGGACGGCAAGGTGCGTCCGGAACACGCCGCACTTAACGGTGTGACGCTGCCACCTTCTGACCCGTTCTGGGAGGAGTACTATCCGCCCAACGGCTGGAACTGCCGCTGTACTGTGGTGCAGGTGCGCAGGTCAAAATACCCCACGACACCGCACGACGAGGCGATGGCACTTGGCGAGGAGGCCCTGCAACGTGACACGAAGGGCATCTTCCATTTCAATCCCGGCAAGGAGGACAAGACGGTACCCGACTACAACCCCTATACCATTCGCCGATGCAGGGACTGCGACATCGCAAAGGGCAAAATCAAGTTGGCGAGGTTCGTTCCCGAAAATGAGTTGTGCGCTGCGTGCAAACTGCTTCGGAGCATCAAAGAGGTTCAAAAAGAACATATCGAAAATAACCGCTCATTGTACGGTAAACTTATTAAAGACGAAAAATATAAAGATGTCACCTTTGATGAAAAGAACGGCGGTCTAAAAGCCACCCATATAGGGCACAATTTAGACAAAGACAAAGGCTGGTATGAAACCACAATACAAGATGTCGGATATAAGCATGGGCACTCTGTGATTTTAGAGGAAGAACCACAAAATGTCTATAAGGGTAAAAGCTGTGAAGGACTTTGGGACAATCTTAAATTTGAGGTTGCCGGTGCAGAAAGTGGCACACCTAACAATATTAGAAATGCGCTCAAACATTGTGCATCAAAACCTGAGTCAAGAATTGCAGTTTTGTTCTTCCCTAACGGTAACTTCTCTGCGGAGAACTTCCAAACTGGTCTTGCAAAATTCAATGGTCTAAAGGGGACATCTCAGCACAAGAAGTTTGATTTGATTTACTGCATACAAGGCGATGAAATCATACAAATAAAAAAGCCAAGTTAGAAAACTTGGCTGGAACGAGAGCGGGTCTCTAAAGGTTGCCCCATCCCTCGCATTGCAAAGGTAATAACAATTTTTCAAAACACATCAAGTTATGAACAAAATTATCTCATTTCTGAAGAAAAGTAACCGCTACAAGCATCTTGTCGGCGGTTTCATCGTTGGTCTGTGCGCTCTGTCGCCATGGTCGGCTATCTATTCAGCCATCATCGCAGCCTCCTGTCTTGAACTCAAAGACAAACTACACGGCTGCCCTTGGGACTGGATAGATTGGGCTTGCACGGTGTTCGGTGGCTTCATTGCCATGCTGTTTTGGTGCATTGCGTAATATTCTTACAAGTTTTGCACAGATATTCAGTAACTTTGCAGCCGGTAGAGCTACCCAATAGGCCGTGTGGTCTATCGCGGTTACAATAACGCCAACGCGAATGGCGGTGTGTCGTACGCGAATGCGAGTAACGATGCCTCGAATGCGAATGCGAACATCGGCTCGCGTCTCACCAACTATCAATCGGCGTACAACGATGGGGACGTGTCCCCAATGTCGTGCCGAGGGTGGCAAGCCACAGCAAAAGCAATTCTTTCCAATGTTGCAAGAATTGGTATGTTTTGGAAAGTATTGGAAAGCTGAAAAATCAAGTGTCGGGTAGAGTTTGGTAGGACGGAAACGCCTCGAAGAACTTAGGCCCGGGGAAAGGAAGGCCCATATCTTCCATTGTATAAATAGCCAAACTGATGCTATGCGCAGAGAAGGTCACATCATAGAGGAGATTGTCGAGTATTCCAACATGGCGGAATCATTCGACCAGGTTCTCAGTGGCACCAAACGGAAGAAAAGCCATCAGGGGCGTTACCTGCTCGCGCATCGTGAGGAGGTCATCAAGGAACTCTCTGAACGTATTGCTTCCGGCACGTTCCATGTGACCGAAAAGGACATTGAGGAGAAAGATATTATTGAGGCCGGCAAACTACGGCACATTCAATTTTTTAAGAAACTGAAGAACAGCATCGCCGTCCATGCCATCATGTCGGTGGTGGATAAGCATCTGAAGAAGCGGTTCATCAGAACGACCTCCGCAAGCATCAAGAACCGGGGAATGCACGACTTGATGAAGTACATTCGCCGTGACATGCAGAAAGACCCGGAGGGCACAAGGTTCTGTTACAAGTTCGACATCTCCAAGTTCTACGAGAGTGTCAACCAGGACTTCGTCATGTACAGTGTGCATCGGGTATTCAAAGACAAGAAGCTCATAGCCATGCTTGACAACTTTGTCCGCATCATACCGCAAGGTATCAGCATAGGGCTGCGATCGTCGCAGGGTTTGGGCAATCTGTTGTTGTCCGTGTATTTAGACCATTATCTGAAGGACAGGTACGGCGTGCGTCATTTCTACCGCTATTGTGATGACGGCGTGGTACTCGGTAAATCGAAAGCGGAACTGTGGGAGATTCGTGATGCCGTCCATGAGCAGCTGGAACAAATCGACTTGAAGGTTAAGGCCAACGAGCGTATGTTCCCCGTGGACGAGGGCATTGACTTCTTGGGGTATGTCATATATCCCGACCATGTGCTGCTGCGCAAGCGCATCAAGCAGAAGTTCGCCCGAAAAATGCACGAGGTTAAATCGAAAAAGAGGAGGCGTGTCTTGATAGCAAGTTTCTACGGAATGGCAAAACACGCTGACTGTATAATGTTGTTCAATAAATTAACAGGCAAAGAAATGAAATCATTTAAGGATTTGAATGTCGCTTACAAGCCAGAAGACGGCAAGAAGCGATTTGCGGGTGCGGTGGTAAGCATCCGCGAGTTGGTGAACCTGCCCATCGTGGTGAAAGACTTCGAGGTCGGAGTCAAGACCAGTCAGGGTGAAGACCGCTGTGTAGTATCAATAGAGCATAACGGCGAGCCGAAGAAGTTCTTCACCAACAGCGAGGAGATGAAGAACATTCTCCAACAAGTGAGTGAAATGCCGGACGGTTTCCCGTTCGAGACCACCATCAAGGCGGAGACCTTCGGCAAGGGTAGAACAAAGTACATTTTCACATGATGAACAGAGTAAACGGAGCACAGGGGGTGAAGCTGCTTGAATGCACCAACCCCATAAAAGACAAGTGGCGCGTCCGCTGGGACGTGCATGACAACGAGGACGGCTCTGCCGACTACATGGAGGCGGAGTTCAACGGAAAGCCAACTGAGGACACCATCAAGACCATGGTGTCGGAATGGTTCAACGACCGCACCAACGAGACCATACTTTCGGGCTTCGTGTGGAACGGCATGAGCGTGTGGCTTTCAACCGAGAACCAGTTCAACTACAAGGCTGCATACGACCTTGCGGTGCAGTCTGACGGCAAGACATTGCCGGTCACGTTCAAGTTCGGGACGGACGATGTGCCGTGCTATCACACGTTCAACACCATCGATGAACTGACGGACTTCTACACCAAGACCATGCAGCATATTCAGGACACACTGGCTAACGGTTGGAAAAGCAAGGATAATTTCAATTTGGAGTTATACCGAGAGTAAGAACAATCCCTTCGGGGGAGGGTTATAAAAAAAGCCCCCGGCCTGTTAAAATAGTCGTCTCACTTACCATTTGAACATAAAGCACCTCTTACCGGCACGACCGGGGGCGTATGCCCTCGCTCGCCGGTAAGAGGTTATTTTTATGTTTAAGCGCAATATTGCGCTCTGATAAGTGAGACGATGCAAAAGTACTAAAATTTTCTGAGAATGAAACTGATAGAGATACTTAATTTGAACAGGGAACTGCTGATTTTCTTCCAAAAGGCTGGAATCAGACTGGACGATGTGCAGTACATCGACCTTTTTAATGAATACCGCACGCTTTCCGCACAGGGCGAGAAGGTGTCCTATATCGTGGCAAGGCTCGCCACGGAGTATGCCGTCAGCGAGCGCAAGGTCTATAACCTCATACGCCGTTTCAAAACCGACTGCAATCTGCTTGCAGTGTAACGTGGTGGCTCCATGGTTGGGGAGGGGTGCTGCCATATTACCTTTGCACCGTTTTCAAATCAAACGGTCATGAATAAATACCATCAAATTTTACAGAAGGTACTTGCCGAGGGCAAGTGCCAGACTAACAAGAAGGGGAGCATACGCTATCTTCTCAACGAGCGACTGGTGCTCTCCCCTGCCGACCTGCTCGACATCTTCGAGGGGCACGGCATAGCACGCAAGAAGTTGAGGAACGAGCTGCAGCTTTTCATGCAGGGTGAGCGCAACGTGGAGAAGTACCGCGAGGTGGGCATCAACTGGTGGGACTACTGCGGTGCTATCCTCGTGAACTCCTACCCCACATATTTTGAGAAGCTGCCGCCGCTCATTGCCAAAATCAACCGCGAGAAGCGCAACAGCAAGAACTATGTGCTGTTCCTCGGCTCCACCGATGCGGAGACAAACCAGGCACCGTGCCTGTCGCTGGTGCAGTTCCAGATAGAAAACGGCGAACTGGTGGTGTCGGCTTACCAGCGCAGTTCGGACGCGAACCTCGGCTTGCCGGCGGACATCTACCACCTCTACCTCATGGCCCGGCAGATTGACCTCCCCTTGAAGTCCATCACGCTGAACCTTGCGAATGTGCATATCTACGAGAACAACATCAGCCACACACGACAGTTGCTCGACGGAAACGAGAACGTGAGATTTGAACTGAACGTGTAGCCATGAGAAAGCAGTATTTATCGGCACCGCTCCCGTTCGTGGGGCAGAAGCGCATGTTCGCGCGTGAGTTCATCAAGGTTCTCAAGCAATATCCGGAGGACACGGTATTCGTGGATTTGTTCGGCGGTTCAGGTCTGCTATCGCACATCACCAAGTGCCAGAAGCCGAACGCCATGGTTATTTACAACGACTTCGACGGCTACAGGAACCGCCTGCAGCATATTCCGCAGACCAACCGCCTTTTGGCTGACCTGCGCAAAATGGTGGAGGCGGAGGGCATACCCAAGCACAGCTGCATTCGTGGCGAGCTGCGCGACCGCATATTCGCCCGCTTGGAGCAGGAGGAGCGTGAGGTCGGGTACATTGACTTCATCACCATTTCGGCAGGGCTAATGTTCTCCATGAAGTACAAGATGAGCATACCCGAAATGAAAAAGGAGGCTCTCTACAATAATATGCGAAAGTCTGACTACCCCACCAGCGAGGACTATCTGCAGGGCATCACGGTGGTGTCGTGCGACTACAAGGAGGTATTCGCCCGGTACAAGGACGTGCCGAATGTGGTGTTTCTCGTCGATCCGCCGTACCTCTCCACGGACGTGGGTACATACAGCATGTATTGGAGACTTTCTGACTACCTTGACGTGCTGACCATTCTTGCCGGCCATCGTTTCGTTTACTTCACTTCCAACAAGTCGTCCATCATAGAGCTTTGCGAATGGATAGGCAGGAACCCGACCGTGGGCAACCCTTTCAGGAACTGCCACAAGGTGGAGTTCAATGCCACCGTGAACTACAGCTCGCACTACACGGACATGATGCTGTTCACCGATGCCGCCTGACGGCGTTATAATTCAATTCTAATGACATAAAAAGGGCGTTCCAAGCAATCAGCCGGGAACGCCCTTTTTGTTTGATACGGGGCAAATCAGAGCCGTTTTATGGCGACATACTGATATACCTCTATGGTCTCCACGATGTCCTCGTGGTCATGGTTGGTGATGCTCTGCGCAAGGTCAAGCTCTCCAAAGGTCTCGCCTTCCAGATTGGCAAGCCTCCTGTGGATTTTGTCGGGCAGGTCGAACACCTCCAGCGCATCTTCCTTGAACAGACTGCCCTCGCTGGCCGCGCCTGCCCAGTCGGTGACGATGTGGAGGGTTATCTGTGGCTCGGCACGGTACTCCACGCCGTTCACTATCGGTTTCCACTGTATCGGGCCGAACTCCACGAACACGGCCGGTCTCTCCCACCCTTCTTCCTGCTCGATGAACTCCACGTTGCGGTTCCACAGGTCGATGTGCTTTATTTCCGCTATCGCTCCGAGTTCCCTGCAAAGGAGGTTATAAAGTTCTTTTCTCATTTTCGCTTGATTTCAAATTCCACATTAAAGTATTCGGTGATGTTCTCCTCCACGATGTCGCGGACGGCCTTTTCCACTTCGGGCGACACACCCAGGAAACGCCTGCGCGGTATCCTGATGCTCTTGCCCTCTTTCATCAGCGCCATGTACTTCCAAAACTCGGCCTCTGTGCTCAGCTGGACGGTGCGCTTGTCGTTTCGCCACTCGCCGTTCTTCTTGCGGCCGAACGCGCCGGAAGTCTCGTAATACTTTGCCCAAAAGAAACGCTTCATCTTCTTCGTCACCCTTATCTCGCCTCCATCGTTGTGTATGGCCGCATAGGGCAGCGTGGTGAAGAACGTGATGCTGTTCTCGGTGGTTCGGCTGGATATGCTCCGGCGGAGGGTGCCGGTGTCTATCAGTATGGAACCGCCCGGCCGTGTGGGGCTTTTCCTGCGCTGCCACGCCTCGCTGAAGAAAGCCTGCCGCTCGAAGTTCCTGTCGAACTCGTCGCTCATCTCCACCCTAATGTCGTTTAGGATATTGCGGATTATTTTCTGTACGTCCTGGTTCATCGTCAAAGTCAAACTGAAGAAATGTCTGTGCCTCCTGTGGCACTTCGTTCTTCGGGTCGCAGGAGGCATTGAGGAGGTTGTAGAAGGTCCGCTCGGATATAGCATAAACAGGATACACGAACCTACGCCATATCTCGCGGTTGCTGATTCCGCTCTTGGCATGCTGGTCGTATATCCTATTTATGTCGGTGACACGTTTCTGGTAACTTGCTCCTCGCCTCTTTGCCATAAACTGTTTTTACTGTCTTTCTCTCGGTTTGTAGGGACGGATGTCGTAGGTCATCTTCGCGCTGACAGTAACCCTGCCCGTTCCCTCGCATTGCTCACATGTATGTTCCTCACTTGTCTCGCGGTCGCGGAGACGGCCCGTGCCGTAGCATTTCCGGCACAGGGCTACTTTGGGTTTCTTCTCTACTTCTTGTATCATGTCGTTTCACTTTTAGGATTCTGTCATTCCGAGCGGTATGGGTTTCCACATTCCGTTCTCGTTCTTTATCTCGGCCCTGATGAACTGCTTGCTCACCTCCGGCTGGTAGCTTTCCTCGATGATGCGCACGCCTTCAAGGAAACGCTCGTCGCCGGTGTCCTGCGCCACCTTGCGCAACTGCACGATTCGGCTTGCCTTCAGCGTTCCCTTGGCATCGCGTGCCAGCAGACGGAACACCATGTTCACCAGCGCCTGTGTCTTGTCGTCGTTGGCAAGGCTGGCGATGTACTCCTTCACGATGGCGATGCCGTCCTCCACGGTGTCACGGTAACCGTCGGTCACATACACGCCGAGCGTGATGCGCTTGTTGCCCTCGGAGTTGGTGAACGTGTGGCTGCGCTGGTCGTCCTTGACCTTGGTCTTGAACAGGTCGGACTTCATCTCCAGTATGGTCTTGAAGTTGTCCATCACCTTTTGCTTGCTGTCCTTGATTCGCTCGCTGATGCCGAGGAGCACTGGTATGGAGTGCTCTATCTCCTCGTCCACGAGCTGTTTGTACTCTTCACGCTCGGCCTTGGCTTTCGCCTCTGCCTCTTTCTTGGCTTTCGCCTTCTGGAATGCCCGGTACTCGGCCATCTCCTCTGCCGTCATTTCAACGGTCTGCTTGTTGTTTTCTTCCATGTCTTTATATTTTTATGGGGTTAGTCCTCATCATAGTTCTGCATCTCTGGCTCGTCTATGAGCATCGCCTCCTGTTGTGCGTATGCCCAGTCTGCCAACTCGCCGAAGAACTCGGCGGCCTCTTCGCGCTCCATGTCAAGGGTGGCTTCGAGGACTTGCTGTCTCAGCACCTTCAGTGCCTGTTCCTGTTTCCTTTCCATATCTGTCAGCATGTTGGGGTGTTTGCGTCCATGCGGATAACATAGGCCACGCCCACCTGTGGTTTGACTTCCGTATTCTTTGGCTTCAGTCCGCCCTTGCGCCGGATAGAGCGGAGCTTTACAGAAAGTTGCTCCAATTCCTCGTTGCTCAGCCGGGCGAACACCTTGCCCGCGATGCGCGGGTCCTGGCAGAAGGCGTTGATGCGTGTCCAGTCGGTGGTGTCGATGCCGAGTTTCTGCATGAGCTTCAGGCACTCGCTCCTGCGTTTCTTCTGCTCGTCCTTCTGGCCGTTCAGTTTCTCCAGTGCGTCACAGCAGTCGTTGTATTCTCTCCGTGTCATCTCACGGAGGCTGTCGGTGCGGTTCCAGGTGTACTGCAGCACGATCTGTTTCTTGAACTCCTCGCGGCTGCCGTTATACGGCAACTTGTTGAAAGCCGCAAAGAACCGTGCGAAATTGGTTACTTCCTGCGCCATGGTCATTTTCCCTTTACAAGTTCCTTGACTGATGCTATGGCAGCGCACATCATCATCAGTTTCACTGTCTTGGCTTCTCCCTCGAATGCGTTATAGTCGCATTTGATAGGTGCCTTGCTCATTGCCTCCCAAACCTGTTCCGCCTCCTCGTCCTTCTTCTGGTCCATCAGAAAGAGAAACGCATCATATTCTGAGCGGTCAAACTCAAACACCAGTTGTACTTTCTTTTCTTCCATATTTTCTATGTTTTAATGTTATTCGAACAATACTTTAATGCCGCACGAACTGGCAACATCAAGTTCCAGTTTTGCGCCCTTGCTCAATTCCCAGCCCTGCAGCATGTAGATGCAGTCGCATTCCAAAAGCAGGGCGATGTCCCTTCTCATGTGTTCCCTCCAGTGTGCGTCCTGCGATACGCCGTTCTCAAACGGGTTCACCGGCTCGTAGCCTTTTATGGAAAGATAGCGTGCCGCATGGTTAAAGGCAGCCATGCGCTCCTCAAGGTCGTAGTGGGCTATCGCTCCGCTGATATAAACTTTCTTCTTCATCTCTGTTATGTTTTAGTTGTTAGACTTGTCGTTGTAAACCTCTACTGCTTTTTCTGCCCAGATGGTGTAGTATTCGCTCACGTTGCCCGAATACCGCCCTTGGCAGTAGGCTCGGAAACCTTGTGTCCTCACCTTCACGCCTGCCGCGTATTTCAGTCTGATGGCAGGTTTTCCCATGGGTTTCCCTTTGTCCTCCTGGCTGACGAAGATAAAGGTCTTACGCTTGAAGCGGTCTATCAGTGCCCTGGTCAGCGAATACTCCCACCCTGCCTCGTATGCGTACTGATAACTGTCCACGATGATGAACTTGGCGCTCTTGGGCTTTGCCAGCCGTTCCTCCAGCGCCTTGATGTCTCCGTCGGTGATGATGCGGAACGAGCCTTGCACCTCGGTCATCTTGAACTGGGCGAGCCGTCTTTGCATCGACAGCCCCACACCTTCCTCCAAGGACACATACAGTACGCTGCCTATTCCGCAGAGCATCTTGGCGAACTGCATCACAAAGGAACTCTTGCCGCTGGCACTGGGTCCGCTGATGAACCATGTGTCGCCCTCTTCCGGCTGGCCGAACACGTCTTTCCATTGTCCTTCAAATGGAAGTGCCTTGCACTTGATGTTCGCCACGTCCTTGGGACTGTATGCTCGCTTTGCCATATCACTTCTCCGTTTCAATAAGTTCAGACACAACAGCGTCCGCTATCTTTACCGCATACTTGGCAATGTGTTCGGCTGTCATTTCTTCACGTTCATGGTAAAGGGCTGGAGCCACAAACAATGCAGCCTTGGCCAATTCATAGCGACGCTGTTCCCAGTCCACTTCGTTATTCCGTTGTCGGCGATTCATCTGTATAACCGCATCCATATATTGCATTTCCATCTTCGTCATCATGCCTGTACTCTTTTAAGTTTCTCTATTTCCGTGTAAACTCGTCTCAGTCCCCCACCCGACTTGCGTACCAGTGTGGCAATGTCCGCGCCTTCGGGGGCGTTCGCCCGTGCCACAACGCTTGCCTGGTCTTTCAGGAACTTCTCGCGCTCCTTGCAGTCATCGGGTGTCACCTTGGAGTAGCGGTCGCCATAACGACTGAGCATTTCGGTGTAGCCCACTTTCTTGCACTCTATGGAGCGGTTGATTTTCGCCTTCAGTCCGTCGGCTCCCATCATATACCATGCGCAGCATCTCTCGGTGGCGTTCCACAGGGCTTTGAGTTCCAGAAATGCCTCATACTGCAGGTCGCCGGCCTCGTCCAGAATGATGAGCGGTGTTTCGATGGAGCGGAGGTAATAGACCAAATCCTCGTACACATCGCTGTATCTGCCGTTGCCGCCGACACCGAACTCGGTGGCTATCTTGCGCACCAGTTTCAGTTTGGTCTTCACCTGCGAGCAGTCCACATAGATGGCGTTGCGGTGTCCCTGCACATAGTAGCGTGCCGTGAATGTCTTGCCGATGTTGGGTATGTCGCAAAGTATCGCGCTCAGTCCGCTCTGCTGGCTGAACTCCAGCTGCTTGGTGATATAGTCGAAAGTGGCGGTGCGTGCCGGTTTCCATTCGATGCCGCCTCGGAGGTTCACGCCCAGTTTCCGGGCGATTGTTATCCAGTTGGCCTCGCTCAACGCCTTGTCGGTCTGGCCGTTCTTGATGGCGCTATATACCGAGGTGCTTATGCCCAACGAGGCTGCATGCTTGGCATCGCTCGGATAATTTGTGCGGTTGGCGGCTATCGCCTCCAGTATCCGCTTTTTGTTCTCAGTCGTTATCATTGTCTCACGTTATTTTATTGTCGTTCTAATATCATTCTAAAGGTCTGCCAACGGGTCTGAAACGTAGTAGGTCACTTCCATTTCCGGCTCGCCCTCTATTGGCGGAAGTTCAAGCGGTGGCGGTGGTGCCGCTTCCTCATGGGGCGGCTCTGCCTTGGATATGCCCACGCCCTGAATGGCGTTCTTCTTGACGTATGCGTTGAATGCCGCTATCTTCTTTTGTTGGTTCACGAATATCTCACGGTCTTCGTCGGTCTGCTCGGCATCGGCGGTGTTGAACGTGCCCACGTCTTCGAGTTTGTCAATAAGGCGGTCGTTCTGGAAGATGTACACATCGGTCGCGTTTCCGTCCTCGTCGGTCAGCCAGTAGGCGTCCACCTTGTAATTGTTCGGGGCAAGTCTTTCTATTACCTCGGTCTTGCTCAGCCACCAGTCCTTGTATGCCACCCTGCAGTAACTGTTCCTGCGTATGGAAGTCTCGGTATGTTCTCCGATGAAGCGTGCCCACACCGATTTGTCCATTGGCTGGAGCGTGGGGTTCATGTTGGCTTCAAGCACCTGCCAGCGTGTCATGCCAGGGTATTTCTTCTGGTTCGGGTGGAGGGTGTTGTTGAACTCATTGATGTCGCGTATATCATCGGCAATCAGCTCGTCCCAGCTGTAGTACTGTTTGTCCTCGTAGGTGTCATTCTTCTCGTCAAACACCTTCTTGGCTTCCGTGCGGTAGTGTCTGTCCTTGGCGTAAAAGCGTCCGATACCGAGGTGGTTGCGGTGCTCCACGCTGCGTTTCTTGGCTCCGTTCATCGGCTCGGCATATTTCTCCTGCGAGTTCATCGGGGCGCAGAAGCGCACAAATGGGAATAAAACCCCAGCCTTCAGGAAACTGTCTTTCCATTGGGTCATCAAGTGGTTCTCCACCTCTACCTGCGCAGGGCAGCCCCACCCTTTGCTTTCTATCAGCCGGAACATGGAGCGGAAGCAGTCGGCCACCAAGTCCACGTTCTTGTTGCGGTTGTAGGCGTAGCCCACCACGCACTGGCTTGTCACATCGTAGGCATAGTATGCCTTCGGCCTTGCCTTGGTGTCCTTCAGCTTGCGTGGGAGGTCGCGGTCATCGAATGAAATCTTCGAGAATGAGAACTCTGGCGCATGGCGGTGGACGTGGGGCATCTGCTCGTGCATGAATTTGGTGTAGGAATTTTGCTGCTTCGCAATAAAAAGACGGGCATCAGGTCTGTTCAGATAGTTGGTGATGGTGCTTTCGCTCAGCGACTTCGGATCTCCGTTCTTATCGGCCCATTCACTTGGGTCGAAAAGTTCGCCTGTCTCCGGGTCGTACACGTCCAGCTCGCCGCACACGAATGAGTTGTACATTTCCCATACGCTTGTATTGAACGGCTGGTTCGGCTGCACGGCTATCGACCATATAAGGCGCATTGTTCTGTAGTCCACCTTACGGCTTGCCTGGTTGCCGAACTTGCGGCTGATTAGGCACTGGTAGCCGTCTCTTTGGTATTCGTTCACCTTCTTGCGAAAGCGCAGCATGCTTGCCGGCAGTGTGTGTCCTGTCTTCATGCGGTAGCCTTCCACGGCCTGCGACATCATGCTCCAGTCATACTTCTGCCCCATCGTCTTTTGTATCGCCTTGGCGTTGTTGTAGAGCTTGATGCAGGCGTTCAGCACACTGGCATTGGTCACATACTCCTTCACATGGGCATCGGTGGCGTGGTCGTGTCCGCACTGGTTGCGCCAGTCGTTGAAATAGGCCACGGCTGCTTGGTCCACCTCGTAGTTGGCATCAAGCCAGGCAAGCAGCACCTCCATTGAGGGGTCGGGGTACAAAGTCTTGAGTTTCTCCTGATAGACATCGGGCAGACTGCTGACCGCAATGAGCGCGTAGTTGTTTGCGGAGCCTCCTCCACGACGCACTACATCTATGCGACCGCGTGCAGAGAGCTGCTTGTAGTTGGAAACGGTCATAACGCCTCCGTCCACAAGTTCCCGCATCGAGATGCAAAGTCTGTTATCGTGGTACTCCATAATCTATCCTCCTTATCTCAATTCGCTTGCGTACTTCTGAATGGCAGGAATATCTCGCACCATCACATTATCATAATGGCGCACAACTTTACCTTTATACAGAACATCACAGCCAGCATCACCTTTCTTTGCGAACTCCAGTTCAACACCATTTGGGAAGTATTGGCGCATATATTCGTCAGAATCGTGAAGAGTTTCAACTTCTGGCGTTACGACCATAATGATACCTCCACGCTCCATGGCGAGCCTGCGTATCTTGCGAGCCAAGTCAGTGTTTCCACGCTCACCTTCAAATCGGAGGGCATAGTAAACCATACGCTCTGTCACCTTCAACGAGGCCATTATGAACTCGCGGTCTTCTTTCTTAATGTGAATATACCTTTTCATGTCTCACTTGTTTTGATGTTATACATATTGTGGAGTGTGGGGAGTCGAACCCCGTGGCTATCCTACGCTCTTCGCTTTCGCTTATTCCAACTTTCCGGCCACTGCAACCGTGCCACTCCTGCGGTCTTTCCCGCCGTCATCCGAGGCAAGCCCTTACCGACTATCCAATACGGTGGCTGACTATCCAGTGCAGCACTAAGGGCTTCCGTGTTATCCTTCAATCTTTTTACCCTCGGCTATCTCACTCAGGAACCTGCAGTACATGTTGCGCAAATCCTGTTTCTCCTCAATCATCCATACATGGGCAACATTCATCGCCTCGCTTGTACTTCTGCATTTCAGCGAGCACTCAAGGAGGTCGTGTTCCAGATTGTACCTTCTTGTTTCGATGGCTTTCTCAATTTCATCAATGCCAGACTCCTTGATGATGCTGCGCAATGCACAAAGCTCTTTGTATTCCATCTGGGACTTGTACATCGCCTCTGCATACCATCTGAAGAAGTAGTCGTAATCCTCATTAAAGCAGTCGGTGTACTTCTCAATGTCTTTCTCCTGCCGTTCGATGATGACATTCACACGGCTTTCAAGCCATTCTTTGATATTCTTGCTCATTGTCTCACTTATTTTATTTCGTTGATAATCGGTCTTACGCTACAGCCATAGCAGGACATCAGGCGTCTCACAAGTTTTGTCACATAGAAATCGGGAGCCGTGAACACGATGCCGTCCTCTTCCGTGTAGCTGAAACTTACACCGTCCATTATCAGAACCATTGCCACCTTGTGCTTCACGCTCTGCGTCTGCCACTCCTTTAATTCGCTGTCGTTCATATTCTTTAATTGCTAAAATTCGTTATTCTCGGCCTTTTTTCGTATCTTTGGCCGCTCGTTCAATCTTGAACATGTTGCAAAGATAGTGATAATTTTCAACCCGACAAATATATTCGGGGATTATTTTCAACTTATGGGTAATATTTTATCAAGAATACAGGAAATAGCCTCTAATGAGGGGATAACCATCGGCGCTCTTGAACGTCAGATTGGCGCAAGTAAGGGTGTTTTGTCCCGTGCCATAAACAACGGTACAGACATTCAGTCTAAATGGGTTCAAACAATAGTTGAAAATTATCCCCAATATTCAGCTCGTTGGCTCATGATTGGAGTTGGAAGCATGCTTGAAAACAACGCCGATAAACAAATTCAGGGGGAGGCGAATGATGATCAAAAAAAACACATCGCTGTTCCAGTTCCAGACAACAGCCACGAGGGTATTCCGCTTATCCCCATTGACGCAATGGCAGGTGCTTTGACAGACGAGAGAACCGTACTTGAATATGAATGTGAACGTTACGTTGTACCTGCATTTAAGGGCGCAGACTTTCTCATTCCCGTAAAAGGTTCAAGCATGTACCCAAAATATAGTTCTGGCGATATTGTCGCTTGCCAACGAGTTCCGATGTCTGATTTATTCTTTCAATGGAATAAAGTTTATGTTATAGACACAAATCAAGGCGCACTCATTAAACGCATAAAACCTGGGAGCGACAAAGACCATGTCCTCATCGTATCGGACAACGAAAAATACGACCCGTTTGAGCTTCCATACTCAGCCATTCACGCAGTAGCCTTAGTTATCGGTGTCATAAGGTTAGAATAGCACCATACACATACCCCTCCAACACCATTCGTACCCCATTTGGAGGGGTGTACCCCCTCTTTTGAGGTTCGCTTCATGCAAGAATCCCCATAAACACAAGGTTTTAGCCAGATTCTTGCACATTTTACCTATATCGCAAATGGGCAGTTTCCCCCACCCTACCCCTTAAAACATTCCTTTTCCCTCCCCCTCTATCCTACCCCCTAAAACCCTAAATGTGTAACCCCACTTTTCGGAAAATGTAACCCCACTTTGTAACCCCAGTTGTAACCCCAGCACCTATTTTTAACATTTTTGAGACCATCTTCCCCTATCACATCATAACGCCATTCAAGCATCGCTCAAATGCCATTCGGACAAAGCCCATATAAGCCCCATACACGCGCTAAAGCCGCATAAGCAAAGGGATTTACCGCATGGGCACAAAAAAGGCCGTAGATGCAAACCTACAGCCCAAAGAATTAAACTCTACGCAAACCTGCGCACCAGCTTATGCCCTCAAAAGTAAACCGAAATTAAACCTATGTAAACGCTTCGTTTTGTACCGCCATTTCAGCCGACAGCACATAACTTATTGAAACACAAACATTTTACAACATTTTCAGCCGACCGACACATATACGTTTCGTTCTGTGCCCGGTACAATCTCCCGCTGAACTTCATCAACATAACGGTCCAGTTCAAGCTGAAGCTCTATTTTGGTATCTTTATAGCTCTTCTGACAAGCCTTCAACTGTTTCTCACGCTCCAGCAGATATTTCTTTTTCTCTTCATCCACCAGATAGAACCGATGGGCTATTTCATTCAGACCAGCCTGAAATTCTTCCATCCGTACTCTTTTCCACTCTTCTTCCTTCGTTTTCCAAGTGGCATGATCCGCTCGCAGATTCTTTAGCTTATAAGGAATTTGCCCTCGCTCAGCTTCCAGCAGATGCTGTTGCTCTACCATCTCCCTAATTTGTTTGGAATACTTCTTCTCCAGGCGACTTATATTTTCACTCAATTCCTCCGCCAACCGTGTCAGTTGATTGCAATAATCCTGATAAACTACCTGCTTCGCTGCCCGTTCCTGTTTTATCTCTTCGGGAGTACGTATGCTCCGGTCAATGGCCGACAAGTTCAATGAAACACCGAACAGAGTTCCAGCATCATCCGCCAAACGGGGATTCAATTCATGATTGTATAGCACTGACTCCTCATCCGCCACTTTACCTATCGTTTCTTGCCAGCCGGGATTATGCTGTTCCAACCAATCGCAAAAAGAACCTTTCCGCTTCTCTATCAATGCATCTAGTACCCGCAACTGTTCTTCAACATCCGCCTTTTCCCTACGTACTACATCCATACTCCTCTGAGCCGCCATCTCCAGTTCTTTGCGTTTTAGCTCACATTCATTCCTCTGTTGACCAATATCCATTTGCTGCCGGCGTATCTGCAAATCCAGTTCCTTATCCCTTCTGCGCAATTCATCAATGCCAGCTTCACAATCTGAAATTTCTTTCTTATAGTGTTCTTCATGAAGCGCTTTCTGCTGCCTCAATTTCATCTGCATCTCCTCGCCACGCAGTTGTGCCAATCGTTGCTCCACCATTTGCAGCTTTTCCTCAGATGCCGTTCGCACTTTATCCTCTTCGGAACGAGACTGCGCCATAGCTTTCTCCTGACGTCCGGCAACTGATGATCTTTTTTCAAGAATCTGAGCCTGTCTGCTGTTTTCGAACAAACTCAAATCAGCATCCAAATTCTTAAACAACGAACCGTATTTAGACAACACATCCTGATAGGCCCGTGTCAGTTCTTCCTTCATAGTTGAAATGCGTGCTAGTTCTCCGTTTTGCAATTCCTCCTGTGCCACCCGCTTTATGATTTCCTCTATATTGATTTGTTCATAATACAGCCGTTTCTCACGCACCTGTTTCAACTGCGTTTCAATACCGCCCATACCACTAATGAGAGTATCTCTTTCCTTATTATATTTCTCTCTCAATTCATCAATCAGCCGAATAGCCCGTTCACGTTCAGTCTCCGTTTTGTTTATCTTCTCTCTGATATGAGGGATTTCCTGCAACGCCCGTTTCTCTGCATAGTTCAACTCAGCACGTTCCTCATCTATCTGTTTGTGGGAATAAATCAAGTCACGATACGAATTTATCACTTTATCCGCTATCTTCCGCACGGGAATCTCACCATTCTTGTTTTTGGTAAACCAAAGCATCACGTCATTATATTCCTGCTCAAACTCTTTTATCTGGCTTCGATAAAAACTCAAGTCAACAAAAACCTCTTCATCAGTCATGGAACGGATAATGGTATCTTTTATAAAATCGGCATCCAGCTTAGAGTTGAGGAAGACATTCTGTATGGTACGCGGAATATTCTGGTACTTGGCACTTTCCACGATGGCGAATTTCCGGTAAGGAGTCATGTCCTGCTTACGGTTGTTGCCGAAGATAATATCACGATACATCTCGTAAACGGTGATTTGCGAGGTAATCTGGCGTTTTCCACCGATGCGTTCACGGATACGCCCCCACTCCGGATACACCTCATTATGTTCATTGATAAACCAATCCCTCTCAAACGAAGCATCTACAAAACGGAAAGCCACTCTTCCTTGCGACTTGGCAGCCACTACACAGTAGGCTCCATTCTCACGCATCACCTCATAGACGATGTCTGCCTTGAAATCCCCGCCCTTTCGGTTTTGTCC